GCAGCCGCAAGAGAAGTCGGTGGAGAGGTTGAGGAAGAAATGGAAGTCCTTGATAACCCCCTCTACGCTGGAGTTATTGACGAAATAAACACAATTAAAAGAAGTTCATACTAATATGAGTTACGCAGGATATAATGGGTACCCAGATTCCCCACATTGGAGTGCCGATAGCCGACAACTAACCGAAGCCACGAACACCATTAGGTCGTTTGTGATGAACAACATTGTTCAGGACAACCAATGGGAGATAGACCGAATTACGAAGTACTATCTGTTCTGGAAGTTCTACGAAGGTCTCCACTATAAGGACTTCAATGATGGACTTCTCTCGTTTAACTACCTCAGAGCGTTTATTGACAAGGTCAATATGTTCTTACTAGGTAGTGAAGCGTTCTCTTTTCATACGCAGAGCTTGTACTCTACGCAAGTCCCTCAAGAACTTGAGCGCCTTGTAGAGGAGTTGCTTATGTACCACTGGACCAAATCAGAGAAGCTCCAGCTATCTTATGAAATGCTCCAGATGGGTAGTATCACGGGTGACTGCTGGGTAGGTGTTGAATGGGTTGATGATGACCTAGACCGCTTCTGTCGTATCAATGTGTTTGATAGCCGTCAGTGTTTTGTGGAGTTTGAGAACGGAAACTACAAGAAGGTAAAATCGTTCTTAACTAGAATGCCCCTTGATAGAAAGGGTGACAACGAGTATGCACTATTCGTAACTAAGTGGACCAAGACACATACCGAAACTTGGTATCAGACTACAACCGCCACAGACGAAAAGGGTATTGTTAAGTACAACCACGTTAAGCAGGAAAACCGATATGGGTTTATCCCCGTGGTTCATATCAAGAACAAGCCTAACTCCTCGGGGTACTATGGTCAGTCAGATTCAAACGACATCTTGAAGATTAACAAGGTGTACAATGAAATGATTCAGCAAATCAAGGCTATCCTTGACTACCACGCTACCCCTACGACCATTATCACGGGTGCGTCGGCTAAGTCCTTGAAGCGAGGTCTCGGTCAGATTTGGTCAGGTCTTCCTCCCGAAGCTAACGTGTTTAATCTCGGTTTGGACGTAGACATTTCTGCGAGCCTTAACTTCGCTAAGGACTTGAAGACAGCTATGCACGAGTTGTCAGATGTTCCCGAGAATGCTCTAGGTAAGATTCAAGCTATCAGTAACACTTCTGCGGCGGCTCTTCAAATTACCTACCAGCCACTCATCCAGCAGGCGAACATTAAGGCTATGACCTACGGGGATGGTATCACTAAGCTCAATACTATGATACTTAAGATACTTAGTATTGAGGACCCTGAGAATACTCGTCTCAATAAAATCTTTGAGATTGACCCCGACTTCATCAATGATATGAAGGTATGCCCCGTGTTCGCATTTGGGTTCCCCAAGGACCGAATGGATGAACTCCAGCGCTCGCAGGTGGAGCTGTCTATGGGTATCGCTTCTAAGCGTGAAGTTATGGAGCGTCTCGGTAAGTCTAATATCCCCGAACTTATGAAGGAGATAGTAGACGAAAAGATGCAGGACGCTCTTAATGGCTCGTTTATGCAACAGCTGATGATGGGAGGAAGTCCTCAAAACCCAGAGGCTACCCCACCCGAGGAAGGTGAGCCAGAGTTGGACGAAGATGAGCTTGATGACGAAGCCACTGAGGACGACAATATCACGGATGTAGAAAATTAGTTTTACTTTTGTGTAACAGATGCTCTAGAGAGCATAGACACATAAGTGTGACAAATCAGTAATCTTTAATTATTAACACGATGGACAGAAACAATCCAGAAGCCCTTCACGATGTAGGGCAAGACAAGACGCAGAAAGTTGGTGAGGGTTTCGTAAACCCAGGTACGCCAGATGCTCCCCTTGTTAGAGAAGACCAGATGACTCGCTCTACCATTAAGGGTGCTTCGGAGGACCTCAAGAAGTCTCTCATCAAGTAGCCACAACCTAAGAACTCAAATTTTATCGTAGAACAATGGAAGAAGAAATCAAGGAAGTAAAGTTGCCAGAAAGTTTGACGCTCAATGGGGTCACTTACTCAGTAAAGGACACTCCCGAGCTTGTCGCTTTTATGCAGGCTGTCGCTAAGGTTGAGAAGAACAAGGTTCACTCTACTATTGACCGCCTTAAGGCAGGCATCGCTGAACTTAATAAGGTAGAACTTCCCAAGACGGAAAGTATCTCTGCTAAATCAATCATTGAAGAACTCAAAGAAGCATTTGTGACGAAGGCCGACATGGAAAGTGTGGTTGCTTCGTCTGTCCAAAAGGTTGTCCAGCCGCTTCTTGAAGAGTCTAAGAAGAGTGCCGAAGCAGAACTGAACGCATACAGAGAAAAGCTCATCGCTGAGAACTCTGCCACCTGCATTCCCGACCTTGTGAAAGGCTCTACTAAGGAGGAATTGGACGCTAGCCTCAAGGAGTCTATCCGACTTCGCTCGGCTTATCCAACCCCCAGCACTATCGGTCAGCAGGGTGTCCACGTTACGGACCCTCTACTTGAACAGCAGGCAAAACAGCAGAATGCTCCTACGGAAGCTCCTGCACCTGCGCAACCTAAAGCCCCTCAGATGCCCACTATGGGAGGTTATCCTAGCCCCGCTCCTACGGATGTCACTACCGAAATCGGTAAGATGTCTCACGAAGAGTTCGCTAAGAGACGTGAGGAGCTTGCCAGAACGATTCAACAACTCAGCTAAATAAAACAGATGCTTACTATTATTATGATGCTCGTGGGACTTATGCTCCCACTTTCAGGTCTCTTCTTCGGGGAGACCACGTCTGCCACGGCTAATGGCGGTGGCTACTCCGTTATTCCACAGGCGGTAAGAGACTTCTACTCTAAGGATGTCCTCTTCCAAGCACAGCCAAGACTTCGCTTCTTGCAGTTTGCTAAGGTAAAACGTGACCTTCAGGCTGTAAAGGGTAAAAGTATCGTGTTCACCAAGTATGGTAATCTTCAAGGTGGTGGCGCACTCTCTGAATCAGATGTTCTTACTCCCGAAGGTATGACGACCTCTGAGGTTGTTATTCCTGTTACGGAGCAGGCTAACGCTATTCAGGTAACGGAGTTCCTCCTGCGCACCTCTCTTCACGATGTTCTTGGAGACGCTTCCAAGCTCCTTGCCAATAATATGGCAGTAGTTCTGGATACGCAGTTCAGAGACACGGTCCTCGGCACGTCAAATGTTATCTATGGCGGTACGGCTACGAGTGCTACGGCACTTAGTGCTACCTCTGTATTTACGACTAAGACAGTTAAGGACGCTATTGAAACTCTGGCTACGAATAATGCTCCTAGAATTGACGGAGACTATTACGTGTGCTTCGCTCATCCCCACCAGCTTAGAACGCTTCGTGATGACAAGGATTGGATTAACGCCAATACCTATATGGGTCGCAGACAGCTTTACATTGGTGAGGTTGGTATGTATGAAGGCTGTATCTTCATTGAGACCACGCAGATGCCCGTTCTTTCTGCTTCGGAACTTCAAGCTAAGTACTCTACGAACTCTATCGCTAAGGGTTATGAAGCCGTATTCTTCGGTGAGAATGCCTATGGTTGGGCAGTAGCTCTTGATGTTGAGCTTCGTGATGACGGCGTAGTAGAAATGGGTCGTAAGCACACTCTCGGTTGGTATGGTATCTGGGGTACGGGTATCATTGAAGAGAAGAATATCGTCAAGGCTCTCACGGCCTAATCTCTAACCTCTAAACGTAGTACATAATGGCGAAAACTAAGAAGGGGGCATCCCCCGAAGAAGAACTGAACGAACAGGAGTTTAACGAAACTCCTAACCAGCCTAACGAGGAAGCTATTGATGCCTCTCCCGTCGGTAACGAGGAAGAAGTCGCAGAGGTAGCTGTTACCCCGACCATTAAGAAGGTTACTATCACAGCGCTCTGTGATATTGACTGCTGGGTCGGAGGTGTGCATTACGTAATCCGAGATAAGAAACAGATGTCTGTTCCCTCGGATGTTGCGGCAATCCTAACAACGAGCCGAAAGGCATATCGTAACTAACGTAGAGAGTGTCTCAATCTAAAGTAACTTTGAAGGAAATAATGACAGCGGTTCGGGAGCTTACTTTCGACCGCTTCATTATTCCTGCTTTTGCCATAAAGGCGAAGGCAGGATTTGGTGTGTCTATCCAACCCAAGCTCGTAGATGAAACAGAAACCGCCTTGGTAAAGAGGGGTGCTTATCTGACGTTATGGGAGAAGCAAGGAGAAGAACAGAACAACATCATTGAAATAGACCTCCTAGCGTGCATGCTTGAAGAGGTAATGGAACGACTTATTGAAGAAGGTATTGTAGTTGCTTACACCCCGTATTTCAGAGGAGCCGAACGGGGCACTACCCTAATCAAGGTTACTAAGGAGCTTGAGGAAGACTTTACAGCGTTTAGAAAGTACTTCTTCTCTGATGAGGAGATTATGCACGTAGTAGTCCGCTACTATGAGAGGGTTCTCGGTATTCGTGGAGAAATCACCGATGAGGTAATCTCCCAGCTTAAGAGACCTTCTGAACAACACCTCGCCATTTGGGTGGCTTACCACCTAGTTGATAAACGGAGGCTGTATGAAAATGCGGCATCCTCTATTGGACAATCGTTCACAGACGGCTCAGACTACACAGGGTCCTCCGAAACAAGTATTGGGGCAAGTACCCATACCTCTGTTCAGATAGGCTCGGTGTTCTCTATTACTGAAGACCCCACGGGAGGTTACTTCTATGAGGACTTCAATAGAATAGGCTCTGATAACGTTTGGGGCGACCGATATAGTTTTTGGTATAAGCTGATGCTTTACCTGCGTGGGCTTCTTGAAAGTGAGTTTGGAGACTTCTCACTTAGAAAGGACAACGTTATGCAAGGAACTATTGAGCTGGAGCGTGCGCTAGACTTTAGAAGCTACTTTGATAGCTATCCATTCACGTTGTCCCCATTAGCAAGAGGCATTTTGTCCAAAGTTCCCTAATAGTAAGACTAAAGAAGTATTATGCTAGTTACTAAAGCGGCTTTTCTTAGGTATCAAAACATATTCTATAAGAAGCTACTGGCTACACCCTACAAGGTTAAGCTGGAAGTAGTATCTGTGCATAAAGTAGAACACCCCGAAGACGAGTTCTCTCTTGAGGAGTTTGTCGGTGATAGCCCCAGAACCTCTCAAATGTTTGAGTTTCCCGCCTTATATGAGAAGGAAATCTCAAACAGAATGCGAGACAAGTACGGACTTAGTAAAGAAGTAAACGGCATCGTCTATCTCTCTCCGAAACAGCTTGAACCAAAGTTAGGGAGTTACCAACTAGACTGGAATAAGACCAAAGTCCACTTTAATGGGCGGACACAGGTAATTGATAAGATTATCTACCTTGAAGAAATGTATGGTAGTTGCGTAGGTATTCAAATCTTTATCAAGGATGACTTAAAGGGCGGTTAGTATGAGTGTGATTAAACGATATAAGCCCGAGAAAGGGTTCCGTGAGAAGGATGAGGTCCGCTCTGCTTACGAACAAGTAGGAGAGTTCCCATCTAAGAGTACCCGAAGTTGGTACGCAGAAGTTTGCTCTTATTTCCAAAGCAATGAGGTTTAAGAACCTTCCGAAACTCCCTAGGTCGCTTCTAAGAGTTCCTAGAGGAGTTAAACGTGTTAAAGTAGCCGACCTCAAAAAGGACCTAGAGGCTCTTGGTGAGGAAATCGCCGAAGAGTTCAGAGACAAGATTGAGAGCAACATACGGGAAAACAAGTATGGGTTCACCCTATCCGATGCCACTATACGAAAGAAAGGACACGACATACCTCTTATAGACACAGGAGAACTTATTGATGCAATCTACCAAGAAGGTACAGAGGTGTCTGTTGAGGATTCTCAGCGAAACGATAGCGACCTAACTAATAAACAGCTCGCCATTGTACACGAGTATGGTGTAAAGGACAAGGGCATTCCTGCCCGTCCCGTGTGGCGTAAAACTTTTGAAGATTTCCGCCCCACCGCTGAAAAGCGGGTTAAGACCTTCCTTAAACAACATAAACTAAAGAAGTAGTATGACCAAAGTAAAGGGGTACTCACGTAGAAGTCGCAAAGGGAAAATTATCAAGGTTAAGGAGTATCACCGCAAAGGCGATAAGCTCGCTAAAAACAAACCTAAGCCAGGTAGTAAAAAGGCTGGTGAGGAGCTGAAACAAGCTATGATGCAGAAAGCGGCTCCACAAGACACCCAACCTAAGTTATCCGATTGGACTCCTATTGATGTTGGGGACGGAGTTGTTCTTCGTTCACGTGAGGAAGCTATGGAGTGGCAACGACAACAAAGGGCCAAACAAGCGAAACCTGCGGAGGAATATCGCCCTGCTCCAAGAAGTTCTATGTACGGCTCTAAGTCTGCTCCAATACAACCTAGTAGACCTCCTAAACCCACCCGTATGGAGAAACTTAGAAAGGGGTACTTCGCCCGTCTAGAAGAAAGATTAGCAAAATTCGTAGAGAAAAATGGGGGAACCTACAAAAAACAATTCTAGCTTTATGGGCTTCTTTAGAGACCTTGTTAAGAATAACAGCGGTTTAAGCTCTAAGAGCTTTTTCCTTGTTCTTATCACACTGCTTGGGTGTATGTTGCTTGCTGTGGTTGGGTTTGTACTCATTTGGGAGGTCTTGCAAAGCGGTACTATTAAGACCGACCTTAATGGACTCTCCTTAGTTATCGGGAGCATCACCGCAATCTTCGGGACAGCGGGCGCTACTAAGTACTTCGGGGAGAAAAACGAGAAGAAAGATGATAACGGGAATACGTAACTTAAACAAGGAGTTCTTCAAACAATTCCACAAGATGCAGATACCTATGTCGGATGGCTCTAAGTTAGAGCTGTCCGCTCGGTATTATAAGCAGTCAAGTTACGACTATACCGAGAACACGGACCAACGATACCCGTGCGTATCTATTCAGGACTTTGCTCCGACTATCCATACAGGATGGTATGTAGACCACAGAGAGGTATTCTTGGGACTATCCCCCGATAAGAAAGTCGGTTATCTCGGTAAAAACCCCGTATGGCTTGAAGCCCGATTTGATGTTAGTATTGCATCTAAGGGGTATAAAGAGTTCCTTGACATTGCGGACTACTTTGATAAGAAGTTCGTGTACGCCTCTGGATTCGTATTTAACGCTACGGATATTGAGGGGTCTCTTGTTGGAGACGTTGTCACCTACTCTACTAGAGTTACTGATATTGCGAGAGCCGATGGTGTTATGGAGAGAAACTACGAGTTTACTCTAAACCCTTGGGTGTACTTCCAAGAACCTAGTGAGGTGGACCTCATTGAGAACATCATCATTAAGGGCTCTCCCGTCGGGCAAAAGTAGTATCTTTGACAATAAAGAAACTGAATTATGGCTAAAAAGACCGAGACACCTAAAGAGGTTAAGAAATACCTCTACAACACAAACCTCTACTGCGTGGAGGTTCCTATGGGGGAGAACTCAATTCTCCTCCCACCAAGAGGGATGGTTGAAGTTTCAGAAGACTTCATCCTGCCCGAGATTTTAGGAGTAGAACTGCGATGATAGTAGGATTTACCATACTTGATTACAGAGGAAGACGGGAGCAGGCTGTTAAGTTCATACAGCGGTACTGCCTTCTAGAAAGCCCCGAGGTTGCTAATAACATCGTGGCTTTGGGAGCGGGTGTCAATGTGTTTACGCCTAACGTGGATGCTGACCTCCTTTCTGCACAACCTTTTAAGTGCGTCCCTATCTCTGTTGAGGATGGTAAACTCCTCGTAGCATCAGCGGTTAATTTTAACTTAGAGTTCATTTTCAATGGGAACAGCGTTAGACTACTGCCAACTCAATACTTCGTTATTGAAGGTGGCGACCTTTCGCAGGTAGTACCCCTTGTAAAACGAAGGCTTCTTAGAGTTTACCCCGATACGGGGGAAGCATACGGAGGCAACTTTTGGATTCTCTCAACTGGAGTATGGAACGATGAAGGGGTATGGAGTGACTCTCAAAGCTGGATTGACGAATGAGCACTGGAATTGTTAAGACCCTTAAATTGATGTGTGACGAAGGCAATCCGCAGGACAAAAAGCTCTTACTCCTTGCGGAACTCGTAGACACAAAGTACTCCGAGATGGCTAAAAACCAAGAGGAGATGAAACAGAGCATAAAAGCTACTGACGAAAAGCTGGACAAGATTCTGGACCTCTTTGAAGAGCAACAGAAGGTGCATAGAGCTACTTGTCCTATCAATGAAGCTAATCGTGAGGGCTTCGCTCTCCTATCTGTGCTGTTGAGCCATCCTAAGCTCGCAGTATTTGTACTTCTGGGTGTTCTTGCCCTCCTACTCGGAGTGTACAGCAAGGACCTCATTAACTGGCTTAAATTTGTATTGTAGTATGAAGAATTTGATTATCATCTTAGACCCAGCGCACGGGGAAGAAGTACCAGGTAAGCGTTCCCCAGATGGAACTCACAGAGAGTACCGATGGAGTAGAGAGCGCATCAAGGTAATCAAGGAGTCTCTTGAGAGACTTGGGTACGAAGTTGTGCTTACCAACACGACTGACCGAGAAATAGGACTAGACAAGCGAAGAAACTTCGCTACCAACTATAAGAAGGGACAGAAGAAACTTCTTCTATCTCTCCACAACGATGCGAGCGCCAATACAGGATGGGGTAAGGCAAGAGGGTACTCTGTATGGACTACCCGAGGTGTCACTAAGTCTGACGAATGTGCAGAGATTATCCTGCAACAATTTGAAAAGGACTTCCCCGAGATTAAGAAGCGTGTCTACTCTCCGACACAACCTCATAGAGACTTTGAGGCGGATTTTGCAGTTATCCGTGGTGCGGACTATATGGGGGTACTCATTGAGTGGCTTTTCCAAGACAACCAAGAGGACCTCGCCCTGCTCAAGGATGCTGAACTGAACTCACGATATGAAGCCTCTATTGTTAAGGCGGTAGAGCGGATTAACGAGGTGTTTAACTAAGAAATGGGAAAGGCTAATAAAGTGAACTTGCTGTTAGGTGCGATAGCCATCGTAACAACGATTATAGCTATATTTGCACTCAATGGACTTAGTTCGGTAAACCAGCACAGAACCAACGAAGAGGAATTTAAGGAACGCATTAGACAGCTCACTGACACTATTGCTGAACTTAAAGTAGACCTCAAGAAATATGAGACAGAAATAGACCGACTTGGTCTTGAGAGGGAGAAGTTCAGGAAAGAGCTTCACTTAATTATTAAGCATTATGGGAAGACTAATAATGAGCTTACTACTGGCGGTTGGGATGAAAACATTGACTTTCTCTCAAGAGAACTATCCAATGAAGATGGTTTACAAGGGGGATACGATAGTTTGCCTAACAAAGCCACAGCTGATAAAGCTAAACATAAAGCTAAATAATTTCGCTCAGCTACGAGCTATCCACGCAATAACCTTGCAGGAACTTAAACTGAGCGACTCCATTAGTGAATACTGGAGACTCTCTTTTGAGACTCAAAAGACCATTAGTGCCAAAGAGTCACAAAAATTCAACGAAGCTATGCTCTTTCAAGAGTCCTTAAAAAAGGAACTCTTGGAGGAGCGTAGACGTAATTTGAAACGTGTAATCAGTGTAGGCATTGGCGGAACACTCATCGGAGCCATCCTTGGTGTTCTGTTGTCTAAATAACAATTAAACAAAACTAAGAATGGCAGATGTAGGATTATCCATTGTAGAAGGACTCTCTAGGGGTGCTTCTGCGTATCGTGAGCCTTCTAAGAGAAATGTTGGTCTCCTCGGTCAGTTTGTCCGTGGGGAGAGCTTGAAACCTATCAAGGTTTCTTCTCTTGAAGACTTCGGTACATTCTTTGGCGGGCAGAGCAATGCTCTCTTTGGGCCCGCTATTGTCAAGGCTATCTTTGATGAAGCTGACGGCGCTCCCGTATCGCTCTATATCTCCCGTGTTACGGGTAAGAATGCTAAGGCGGCTACGGGAGAGGCTTCCCTCCTTGGGGGAGCTATTATGACGGCTAAGGCTGGTCAAAGAGGTGCAGAGGACGTAGGTGCTTGGGGTAACGGAGTTACTCTTGAGCTTTACTCCTTTGATTCGGCAAGTCGTGGTAACTATGTACTCAAAATCTCCTATAAGGGGAAGGAGGAAACCATCATTGGTGAAACTCTCTCCGAGATTCAGCAGGCAGTTACCAAGATTAGCCGTTTCGCTGTTGTAAACTTCTCTCAGGAAATCCCCGAAGAGAACAAGGTAACTATGGAACAGCTCTCGGGGACTGTCTCCGCTTCACCTACCAGCCCAATTATTACGGGTGTCGGTACTACCTTTAAGAGTGTTCTCAAGAGTGGTAGCGCACTTTACTATAACGACAAACTGGTTGGGACGGTCTCCTCTGTGGATAGTGACAACCAAGTAACTCTTACGGGTAAAGCCTTCATTGAAGTTCCAGAGTCTTCTTCACTCTCTCACAGAAAGGATGTCGTGTGGAAGATTGTTCTCTCTGGAGGCTCTGATGGTGACGCTGTAACTATTGACGACTACGCCCCTAACTCTATGGGTGGTGGGTTGTCAAGTTTTGACGGCTTTGATATTCAGTATCTCGCTACTACGGAGTTCCACAATATCCGAATGGCTAAAATCTTGAAGCAGTATTGCCACGAGACTAAGTCAGCTATCGGTATTGTTAATCTCCCAGAGCTTGCTGATGAAGGTATGGCTGAACTCTATGATATTGAGCTTGGCTCAAACGAACAGAGCTTCATCGCCAGCTATATGGGTTGGTGCTACGTACCCGATATGCAGGGCAACCCTCGTAGACTTCCCGTTATTGGGCCCGTCATTGGTGCGGCTCTTATCCGTACTCCCTACATTCAGGGCGACTTTGTCCATATCCCACCTGCTGGGATTGACTCTCTGTTTAAGACCGTCACTAAGATGGAACCGAACAGACTTGGTCAGTCTATGATTAACAAGCTGGTACAACACTACCACTGCAATGTTATTCAGAATGTAGAGAACCTCGGGTTCTATGTAGGGACTTCACGAACGCACTCTAGAAACTCTCTGTACACGAGTATTCACGTCAGACTCCAGACTTCGTTCTACCTGCGCTCTCTTAACTCGCTTATGCGCTTCTTGGAACAGAAGCCTAACACTCCCGAACTTAAGAGAGAGGCTCTCGTTAGTCTGCTTCAGTTCTTCAAGAACGAGTACAACAACGGCGCACTAGAACGTTCTGTTCCGTTTGATGTTGCTTACAGAGGTATCTGTGACGCAAGTAACAACCCCGTTGGGCAGGATAGAAAGGTGCTGAACATTGCCTGCGAGTGGATTCCCACAGAGTGTACGGAAAGCATCAGAATTTCACTGCTCCGAAATGACGGAGTATTAACCGCAACTGAAAAGTAATATGGCAAGACCTCAAAAACCACAGGACGCTTACGTAACCAATGGCTGGTATCTGACTATTCCCGTACCAGGTCTTGGCTCTAATGCGAGATTTGAGACCCTTGAAGGTCTCAGTAGACAGTCGGGTTCTGTTCAGACCGTAGACGCAGGAACGAATAAGGTGTATAAGTTCGCCAACCAGATTACTGAGTTTGGTGATATGACCCTTACGAGAACCTACGATGGTAGTGCGGCTGATAGAGCTATGGAAACTCTCTGTAAGACTATGATTGCTAACGGGACTAAACTCCCCGTTGTTGCTGTCAAAATGCACAATGGTAACGAGGTGTTCTCGGTTGCCTTTGAGGGTTTCCGTATCGTCAGTGAAGCTCACCCTAGCTGGGATGTAGCTGGTACAGATAAGTACGTTGTCTCTTATTCCGCCACCTGCGACGATTGGGATATTATCCCCGTAGGTGTCTAGTCAAATCTAACAAGATAAAGAAGTATGGAAAGTAACAAGTTTGAGCTTCCTATCGGGGTAACTCTCGGTGGTGAAACTCATAAGGTCGTAGAACTGATGAAGTCCAATGGTGTGGCTGAAAAGATTTTTACCAAGAAAATCTCTGATAAGCCTTACACGTGGCAGGGTAATATCTTATCTGCGGCTATCAAATCTATCGGAGGTATTGAGATTGGTGCGGAGGTGCGTAAAAAGTACCTTGAAGATGGTGTAGTTACCATCCCGTCCGTTATCTTAGACCTCACTATGGCGGAGGTTAATACTCTCATTGTGGAAATCCACAGAAGAGTGTGGCAGAATGAACTCCCCAAACAGGAAGTGTTCTGCAAACACTGCGGTAGAAAGATGGTCGTTGATATTGACCTTGACAGAATTGACTACTCGGAAGAGAGCAAACGAGAGATTGAAAACCTCCAGATGATGGGACCCGCTCCTATCGTGGTGAACCTCAAGGATGGGTTTGAACCTACTCCTATCGGTAAGATTACAGAGAAGCCCGAGTACTCTTGGATTACTTCCTCTGTGTTTACCCGTTTCACGTTCAGATACCCCACGCTCCGTGATGCTATTGAGAACGAAAGATACTACTCGGACAACATTGACTTTTGGAGACGAGTGGCTCTTAACTGCTTAATCAGCATTGAAACGGAGAACGGGGATGTCCTTCCTAGTGAGTTCCATACGTTCTATGGGCTTAAGATTTTCCTTGAGTACCTCTCTGTGAGAGACCTCAAGACTATCCGAAACTCACTTATTGAGGCTCTTCCAACTCTCCCGTTTGCCTACGAAGATACTTGTCCTCACTGCGAGAGGGAGACTCCTTTCATTATGGAAGCGAGTAGTTTTTTCTCGGAATGACACTAAGCCCCGAGAGATTTCATTTAATACAAAGAGAGTACCCCTTATTAACCCTATGTGGGGAGATAAGGGGTCTCCTTTTTTCTCCGAGACCCCAAAAGAGTATAGAAGGGCTTGAAGACAGCGATGAAAACTACGACTTAGTGTCCAAAGCGTATATTATGATGAAAAGGCTTCATCAGTCGTATAGAGAAGTTCTCCTTATGGATGAGGATGACTTAAACCGCTTCTTCTCTATGGAAATGCGCCTTATTAAAAAGGAGGCAGAAGACGCTGAGGAAGCTAAACGCAATAAGTAAACTATGGCAAGGGACGCTCAATTTACCTATGACTTTGGGATTGCTATCGCCCAAAGCACAGTCAATAAGGTAGCGAGGTTAGCTGGGGTATCACTTACTCTGGCTTCCGCTTTTTACTCCTTGCAACAGGTGTCCGAAAAGTACGTAAACACCCTAAGAGAAAACACCCTACGCTTCGGCGGGATGGTATCTACTATTAGGGCTATGGAGCAAGCACAGGACCGACTTGTTAAAGGGCAGTCCTACTTTGATATGGATGACCAGCTTGCTGGTATGAACAAGCTGATGTCTGTCGGCTTGGACGTTAAGAAGAATATGGACTTCATCAATAAGGCGGCGCACGCCACGGGGAAGTCCTATGCCGAGTTCTCTGGAATGGTAGCTAGTGCTATCCAAGGGAACACGGGTGCTCTTGTTGAGGCAGGTCTTATGACCGCACGCTCCGTCAAGATGTTTGAAAAGTACCAAGGCAACACCCGTATGATGCAGGGGGCTATTATGAGCTTCCTCAAGAACCATAAGGGTCTTATGACGGCAATTGCCCAGGACTTTGAGACCATTCAAGACCAAACACGAAGGCTTAAAGCCGTGTGGACCTCTTTTGCGCAAGCTATTATTGGGAAGCCTAATGACCCAGGTAGTTTGTATGGACAGATAGTGTCCTCTATGAAGATGATTGCGGAGAGCTTCGCCAATAACATTGACGAGATTAAGGCTCGTGGTTTTGTGATTGGTCAAGTTATGGGGTGGATAGTCCGTAATATCGGTCACACCATTAAGTGGCTTGGAGGGAAACTTAAAGCCGCCCTTGATAGTATTTGGAAGGTTACTGACAACTTCAAGGACCAAGCTAGGTCTATGATTGTTTGGTTAGAGTTCTGGAAGCTCGCCATCCTTGACTTCTTCAAGGAGTACAAGAAGGAAATTATGTTCATAGGGAAACTCCTTCTGTCGTGGCTCGTGCTTAAAAAGGTGTTCGCTCTGTGGGATGTTGCAAGCATCGGTGTTCTAAAGTATGCCAAGAACCTAAAGGACGTAACACGAAAGTACCGAATGTTCAGAAACCTTCTGTATAGTCGTACGGGAGGTGAAATGCGTATACTGAATGAGGTGCGTGCGCTTGGTGTGTTCCTACCAAAGACGTTTAGAAAGGTGTACCTCGGGGTTACTAGAGCTTTGTACCCCGTAAACATCTTCTTCCGTGACGTTAGATACGTGCATATTCCCAGATTAGTTAAGTCTATTAAGGGAATACCCAATGCTCTTATCTCTGCGATGAAGAATGCAGGGACTATGACTAAGAGCCTCTTCGTTAATGCAGGCAACATTATGAAGGCTTCGGCTCGTAGTGTGTACTCTGCAACTGCTGGAGTTCTCAAGAACTTTACCTCAATAAAGGGCGCATCACAGGCTATTGGTAATGGGTTTAAGTCCGCAGGGTCTTTCCTCCTTAATCTTCCTAGCTTGTTTATGGGCGCACTTAGGTCGTTTGCGGCAGCTTCTCAGGCTATTATGGCGACTAACCCCGTTGGGTGGATTACGATAGCTATTGCTCTGTTCATTGCGCTTTATATCAAGTGTGAGAAGTTCAGAGACCTCGTACATTCAGCCGTAGTCTTCCTAGTAGAGTGGTGGAGGTTCTTGTGGAACATCATCGCTTGGGTAATCACCAAGGTGATGACTAGTTGCATAAGGCTGTGGAGAGGTATCAAGAAGATTGGTTCCAACATCGTATCAGGTATCAAACGTATGTGGGCGTACTTCAAGGACTCTTCTGTCGGTAAATGGATTGATGAGACACTTATTCAACCTATCAAAAAGGCGTTTGAGTGGATTAAAAACATCTGGCAGAAAATCTCCGAGATTATCGGTAAGGCGGCTAAGTTCCTTGGTATGGCTTCTGATAGTATTGCTCAGTCCACAAGCGAGGAAGCAAAACAATTCGGGGTTGTAGACCTTAGTTGGAACTCTGGCGGTAAGGGGACAGTCCTTAACAACAAGCAACTAGAAGATGGTTTCCAAAATCTCTCTGAGAACTTCGGTGACATCTTTGGTGGCGGTGGTAAAAAGGACAGGAACCCCATTATGGATGCCAAAGCCACAGCTTCTGCTAAGTCTCTTGACACAGGCTCGGGTACTACCAACAACTTATCCTTTGCTAATGGCGCAATTCAAATTGTTGTTGGTAAGGATAGCGGGTTTGATGAAAGAAAGCTCGCAAATCTTGTCAGAGAGACCATTATGGATATGGAAAGAACTAACAGCTTAAGAGGAGGAATGGGCTAATGGATATTAAGGGAATTACTAACTTTGCTTTAGCAGGAGCCGTTTCTACGGCAGCTGATATTGCACTGAGGGAGTTTGCTTCGGTAATACGGAGAAACCCCTCTGGAGCTTTCGGTGAAGACCCTAGTAGGTTTTCGGGAGGGTACACACCTACCCGAGGTATTATCATAGACAGGGAGTATGTGCGTTCAGCTAACACTATTGACCTAAACAAAGGTTATCAGTTTCAGTTTAACCCACAGACCGTCTCTGACACTAAGAACACAACGTACTCTAACCGAAGCTACGCAGGTCTTCATTATGAGGACTACTCTTGGAGTGGTGGCGGTGAACGTGTGATAACGTTCCAGCTCTTTCTAGATAATACCCCAGGGTCTAAGTATCGCCAGCTCCGTCCAGAGAGTTACGGCTCTGCAAGAGCTATGGAGATTGATGATAAGGGTAAGGGGTTTCCTTATAATGAGGACACTCAAAAGTACGAGGTCCCTAGACACACGATAAAGTCTCGTGTAGAGGGGTATCTTAGAGACTTGAACCCCGTCAAAGCTCCCAATAACGGACCTGATAGGTTTGACTTTGTTGGAGATGCTTACTCGGTCTCTAGAGTACACGAAAGGGGAGTTCTCCCAGAGGTAGAGTTCTTACAGAGCTTTCTGTACCCTTCTAAACTCGTTGGTGAGGACACCCCAAGATTTGCAGAGGGAGGGGTAGTATCGGAAAACCAATTCCGACCCCCTGCAACGGCTGTCCTCGCTCTTGGACCTATCTATCTAGAAGGGTTTTTAAGGAGTTGCCCCGTAGAGTACACTCTTTTTGATAGAGACTTAACCCCTATCAGAGCTAATGTAAATGTAGAATTTGTCGTTCACGAGTACGAGACCCTTGAGCGACGAGTTAAGTGGGAAAGATGATTAGTAACGCTTTTTATAACAAGAAGAACCTTATCGCTCAGTTTTTGGGCGGTAAGGTTTCCCATTATCCTATTAAGGACGCTTCGGTTACATACTCTTGGTATGAGTATATCGTAAAGGATGGGGAGACCCTCTACTCTATTGCTGAGCGCATTTTCGGGGAAGGTCTTGAACACTTGTGGACGCTTATAGCTGACAACAACCCTCCTAGAATGCCCGATGATTGGCAGGCTGGGGACGTGCTTAAACTGCCGAAGATAATCATCAGAGACTCCGATACTCAACGAAACATATACAGCACCAATGGGTAATTCTATTCAACCTAGCTTTAAGATTCGTCTATTCAACGGGCGAAGAAAAAACCTTGACAACCTTAAAGGGTCTGGGGTTGTTTTCAATACTGATGGAGACTTCATTGACATTGAGCCTTTCGTCAGTTACCCCGTTGTGTACGAGGAGAAGGCTGAATTGCTCAATACCCTCAACTTCACCATAACGAGGCACGCCGACATCTTGCTTTACTACTTCCATATCGGACAAGCTATTGCCCTTATGGGTGGTTACTATTCCGACAGCCAAAGAAGTATGAAGCACGTGTTCTCGGGGACGGTCACTCGCCTAAGAACTCGCTTTGAGGATGACGGGGGTGTTACTTTCAGCGTAGAGTGTATGAACTTCGGGTTTACTAAGCTGGGTAAGGACTTCAAACACTTTGTGTACCCCGACCCCCATAGT